GCTTCTCAAGGCTAATCTAGCAGTACCCTGCCAGTAAAGAACACATCGAACTTGTCGTTCTGACCAGTCTTTGTGTTTTAATCTCATTTTGTCAGTATGAGCTTTAAAATCAAATATATTATATATTGCGAAAACAGAGGAATAATTGCTTTTAAAATGAGGAGCTTGAGGAGGGCAACCTTTCTTGACCCCGAAATTCGGGCAACCTTTTTTATGAAGAGGATATGGTTTAACACATAACCCCCTCATTTTTGAATCAATTACAGGTTTAACTTCAATCCACGGCATCTAATAATAACTCCTTAACTGCGTCTTTCCAGTACTCTAATGATGTGAAATTAAATCCAATAGGATTTTCTTCTACTAATTTAATTAAACACTTATAGAATGCCAAACTGACGTTTTCTAGCCCCAATGTTTTTAAACTTATTAAAATTCTTGTTATTCGTAGAAAATTATGATTTTTACCTGTCTGCCAATTTCCTTTTCTTTCCTCATAATTCTCACCTTTATAAATAAGAATATTAGAATTGTTTAAATCACAAGACAAACCATAAAAGTCTAACATAATTAAAAACGAAATCAATAAATTATGTCGAAGGCTTTTATTATTTTTAAATTGACTAATATCAGAAATTAATAATTTAGGGGTAGATCTATTAAAATAGGAAGGTTCAATAATAGGAAATAGATATTGTATATAATCATGCGTATGCTCAAGCTCTTTATAGCTATATTTCCATATATCTTCTATCGATCTTCCAGTATGATCGGGTTTTTCACTATAAAAATCGACTATTGCTGACATATTATTTTCCCTTGTATTAATAATAGTGTACATACAAAAAGGTTCACTTTTTAGGGCAAACCTTTTCGTATGTTTATATTATTTTCTAATAACGTCTATAACATCTTTGCTATTAGAGTCTTGTGCTTTCTTTAACTCGTTGTTAATAGCATCTTTTGCATCAGGATTCGCGGCTTTAAAAGCGTCAACGCCTTGTACCGTTTGAACCAATGCGGTTTCTGTTTTCTTAGTTTTAACCCAAGTGATTAAACCGGATATCGCAGATATACCTCCTGTCGCAATTGCCGCCATAATCCCAGCGATTACTCCTGCTGGAGGCCAAACAATTGAAACAGCAGACAATATAAGCCAAATAGCAAAATAAAGAACAATAAACCAGAATATGGATTTAACAAAGTTCCATAATCCAGTTATCCAACTTTGTCCTTTAGATTTTCCAATTGATATATTGTCATTTTGAATACCTTGATCACCGGCAGCAGCTTCTGGACCACCTAAACCAAACCAACTAAAAGCTCTAAAATAAATTTTCTCGGAAGTAGCCCCCCTCCATTCTTTTTCTTCTACAACGGTTTGTAACTCGTTTTCCTCAATTGTGATCTCTGAACCCTCGGGCATTGAATTAATTCGGCTAATTAGGTCTGAAGAGGTCTGTGACGAGGTTTGAGATTGAGTGATGTTAGATTTAATCTGTCCAACCGAATAGCCAAGAATCGAGCTGCCTAATCCTACGACAATACAAAGAAATATTACACTTAATTTATTCATTATTTATACTCCTTTGATATAACTGTTTTGCCATTTATTTTTTTAATAGTTATTATTCTGGTTTTAATAGGAGCAGTCGTTTCTTTATAAGAATGAGTTATTCCGTCAGGTCCACCTATCTGATTCTTTATGATCGCATGAGAACAGCCAATACTGGACAATCCAATCATTAAAAGAAAACCATACGTCAATATTCTTTTCATTATATTTCCCATATTTCTCTCCATTTTTAACAGATAGAGCTCAATCACTAATCACTTTTTCAACAAGATGTTTTGAGTTCCTCTTTTTTTTTCTAGTACATCAAAATAAGATTCAAGAGACAAGTCCCTTGAATCATTATTTTGAACTATATTTTAATTTAAGCTATTTTAATGCGAACAACGGCTTCGTAACTAATTCTTCCGCCCCAGAAAATAGCTGCCGTTAAAGTGATAACATCATCAGCAAAAACATAAGCTCTAGTATCGCCCTTAGAAAGATGCTCGTCAAGACGGGCAAGAGTAAATGGCTCCGTATAGACTTCACCTTCTGTTAAAGTAGGCATTCTCCCGCCAAACGCATACAAAATATTTCCAAGGCCATTCTTATCTGGAAGCAAGCCAGTTGTGTGATTGGTGTCACGCGTTGGCGCAGGAGCGTAAGTTCTTAATCTTACTGGAACATTATTCTCGTCAAAATAGCCAGGTCCAGAACCGGTCAGAGTAATTCTGACTCTCTTCTGAAAAACATATACATCATCATTGTAAACATCGATGGGTGTTCCGCTTTGAGTCGCTTGATTTCTTACTGTTCCTACAAATGATGGAACCCACGTACCGTCTGTTTTTCTCAAGTCACCAGCAAGCTGGATAGCGGGAGCCCTAATTGGTCTAATAGCTTGGGTCATATTTTTATCTCCTAAAATTATACGAATCGGTATCTATGTATTATATAGAACAAATAAAATACCTTTAAGTATTTTGAAAATTATTTATTTTTTGACAACAAGCTATCTGCGAGAGCCCGGATGAACAGCTCTGCCAGAAGTATCACTCCGAGGTCTTGTTGGAATATTACTATGCGAAGGAGACATACTGTTAGGTCTCATCGGAGATACTTTAGGAGACATACCAGGTCTAGATGGCATATTACCATGAGGAACTATTGGAGTCAATCTAGGCGATGGAGTCAATCTAGGCGATGGAGTCAATCTAGGCGATGGCATAACTCTATGAGGCATTACCGGTGCTGTTCTATATGGTATCGTTCTAGACTGCATATGAGGATTCATAGGATTGGGTCTATAGATCGTAATAGGAGGACGATGGACAGTTATCGGAGGACGATGCATTGTGCGAACTGGAGGACTATATCTAGGATATACTATTGTTGGATGACTGGTATACCGCATATTCGTTCGCCCACGTTCATCACAGCCATACAACACAGAACTTGCCAATCCAAGAGTCAAAATCGCGATACAAAGTATTTTGCTCATAATTTTCCCTTTCTATTAACTATATGAATAGACACTTATCTAACTATAACAACGCGAACAAAATTAAAAATCTACAAGGAAAAATATTATTTTTTCCACTCTTCTCCTTCCTGTTCGGCTAGTTTTGCTTCTATTATCTCTTCTTTTAATCTTTTTATCTCTTTCTTTGTTTCTACTATCTTTACATTAATCTCAGCGATTTGCTTCAATAATAGTTTTTTGCGCCAAGGAAGTGTCTTCATAAATAAAGCAATTTTATCCATTTTTTATTTCCCTTTTTAAATTATATTCTTGTTTTGGTATAGCACAACCACATCCATAAGTTCCTGGCGAGCCACACCTATGATACCATGTGTTTTCTAATTCATATTCCCAACAATAATGAATACCAAATGGATGCTTTTGCCAAGAACTACTCATATTGTTAAAAGCTGTTCCGCACTTGGAGCAAACGTGATTATCTATATTTTTATTCATCTGTTACGGGCCCAGACGATTGTGCGGCAATGGGATTGCCACTAAGACCTTGATATGGAGCATAATAGATCGGCACCATTTCTGTGGTTATAGCATGATGTGTAATAAGAATAGGAGACCGTCCTGTTTTTTCAGAGTCTTTAAGAGCCTCTCCTAAACATCTAGCAACGTCTTTAAGATCTTCTGGTTTAGCCGGACGAATATTATCTCCTACTTTTATCAAAGTAAGCATGCAATTTTCAGAACTTTTCCAAGGAATAGATACCGATGTTTCACTACCTGATACAACAATTTTAATTTCCATTTTGTTCTCCTTAAAAGTATTACATATATTATCGGCAAAATTATTTTTTCAAAATAAAGATCGGTTCAGTATGGTAATTTACTTGTCCCTTTTTCCTATGGAATTCATTATTCGCTAATTTCATTTGATATGTTTTTTCCAATACAAAACCAATTTTTTGCGAATATGAGAGAAAATCATCAGCAATTGAAAACTTATCGTAGTTTTTTATGTTTATGGCTAAATAAGATCCAGCCTTTAAAACCCTATAACTCTCATCTACAATTTTATACAAAAATCCATCCAGCCAGTCTTGATAAATAGGGAATTTTACAGAACTTTGATTTTTATCTTTAGAATACTCTTCTACATCAAAATAAGGAGGAGACGTAAAAACTAAATCATAATAATCACTCCGTAACAAGGGCATTACCTCCTCTGCACATCCAAGATGGAATCCTGTTCTAAAGGAGTAATCATTCTTAAAAAATGAAGCACACTCTATGTTCCCTTTTATTGTTCTTTCATCTGGGTCTATACCTGTATAATTAATATTTTTATTAGCAGATATGACTCCACACAATCTTCCAGAGAATCCAGCACAAGGATCTATTATATTCCCGTTCAATGGGATATAAGTATCATAAATAAATTTTGCTATTACTGGTTTAAAATTACAAACAGTTCTAACTCCATTCCGAGTTTTTAAAATCTTCCTCATCCCAACGTTACTAGGAACAATGTCTAAATCTAATGCTCTTTTTATACAATCTCTAAACTTCTTATCATCCAAAAAAGCTGTTATAGGACTGAAACGACTACGATTTCCGTGTCCAACTTCTAACATGTGATTGTGAAACGAACTCGCTAATGATGTGCCAGAATAATTCGACTGTAAAAGATTATTATCTAAAAGCGGAGAAGATGAACGAGAAAGAGATAACATTTTTTTATTCTTTTCTTCATCAGACGGTTTATAATAGGGAAATCCAGCGTCTCTATAATGCTTAAAAATAATATCAATAATAGAATTCCGATATTCTTCGTTTTCGTGGTACGCTTTTAAAAGTTTTTTAAAATCATTTTTGTCATTTATATAGGATAAAGCGGCATCTCTAATAAAATTACTCTTGCTTTTCCCGAATAAAGCAGATTTTATTTTAATTGTCCTGTGATCTTCTTCACTTATCCGAAGAAGTATGTTGCTTGATTTTTCCATATTATTTCTCCCAATTAATTTCGTCTTTAAATCGCCTTTTAAACATATCATATTCTTTTTTGCCAACAATTGTTATTTTAACTCCAAATTTCTTCACAACTTCTTTCATTATCGCTCTATTTTTAACACATGTCTTACACGGGCAAATCCACTCACTAGAAGATCTTGCATGCCCCTTTATCTCATAATATCTATTTTTATCTGCAAAATAAAAATCTGGACAATACGAAAAACTGTCATTTCCTAGTTTAATATAAAAACGTTTTGTTTCATATCTATACTGCCTATTAAATTTTTGATATATCCTCGCCATGTTCGCTTCCCAAGTACTTCTTACATAATGCCCAATATCAACTCTTATCCCTCCCTTGCCCCTTCCAGAGCCTTTAGGAGAAGGTTTTCCGTACATAGGGTTTCCTTTACCTCTAAAACTTCTTCTATTTTTATAGCCTTTTGCACGAGCTTTTTTACAATCATCCGTATCAAATTTTCCATCCTTCCATGCTTGCTTAACTGCTAAAGATACATTTTTATTATGATCTGCTGTTTTTTGGATCTTCTTCATTTCTCTAGATATTTTTCTGCGTCGGATATCTTCCATGTTATCAATTTTTAATTTATTTTTAAACATATCAAGAACGTATCCATTGCTAATCGCGGCAAAAATATTTTTAGCATTATATAATTTTTTAAAGAATTCAAAGACATTCCCTTTATGATCAAGATAAATTTTAAGTGCCTGTTTTATATTTTTTTTCAAAAAAGATTGATGTTTAATGTCTTTGCTTTTCTTTATGTGAACAAATATTTTCCAATATTTATCATATTTTTTGTTGCAAATTGGACACTCTTCGAAAAGAGCATATTCGGTTTTCATGTCTCTAAATTTTTTATTTCTTTTTGCGTTAGTCTCTTTTTTGCAAGGCATTTTATATCTCCAACTTATGTATATACATCTATACTTTATATAAGTTCCACTTCCTTTGTTAAATTTTATAAAACAAAAACAGGTGTATATGCAAAAAGAAGGCCCGCTAAATTAGCGAGCCTTCTTTTTTTACTTATAAAACTATTATAACTTCATTAGGTAGCAGAACTTACATCAATTCTTGAGACGGCATAGTCGTTAACGACTACTATACCCACTTCCTCATAAATTACCCAACCCAAGCGGAGCTTCTTTGGATCGTCAGCAGGCAATACTGTTATATCTTGACGAATCGGAAAAGCGCCAACTGTATCAGGCGAAGCAACTACTAGAACTGTTGCAACTGGCATACGGCTTGAAACGTGAATATCAGCGGTGTAGAGGTGACCATAAAGGCCAGTTGTGATAATTTCACGCTGAGTTGCCTCATCATAGAAAGTCTTGCCGAAGGCACGGACGCTAGCGAACTGGCGAGCATGCATAACAATCTTCGTAGCAACAAGGTCATGCTCTTCGATCATGCGGAAAGCAGTGTTCAAAGAAGCGATTGACAAGGTTCCGAAGTTAGAAACGATGTTACCAGCAGTCGTTGCAGCAGCTAGAAGGGCATTGAAGATATTGCTATCTTCTTCCTTCTGGATAGCTTCCTTAGCCTTGATCTGAGCTCGGTCTACGATGTAGAAACGACGAGCCTTGATCTCGCTAAGACGAACTGTTGGATGAGCAGCAATTTCGAACGTAGGAACTAGGATTTCCTCGCCTTCCTGAATTTGATCAGGTACGGCACCTCTACGAGAAACTACGTGAGCAACTGAGGCAACGTCACGCTCGTAACGAGCAAGAGCACCTTGGGGAAGCTCATCAACCATCAAAAGCTTACGACCGACAGCCTGATACTCTAACGAACGGCGAATTGGTTCTACCATTGCCTGAGCTAGAGCAGTACGTCCCTCGTCTGTTTCCAGAGCTTGGGCAATAACATCTTCCTTCTCTCTATCTGTTAAACTATTTTTACTTAAAGACATTTTTTATTCTCCTTTGACTATTTTTAGGTATTCGCTTTGCAAATCCTAAAATGATAATCTTAATTTTGTTAAAAACCAAATCCCAAAAACTATTATTCCGTGCCCATATTCAGAATGAAGGTAACGTAATCCCCAAGACTTAGACTACCATTGGTAGTATCTACGCCAGGAACTCCTGAATCCCAAGCCTGGACAGCGGCAGCAACTACGCCAACTACCGGACCAGTACCATTTGTCGTGGTAAGAAGACCGTTAGCGGAACAGAAGAGCAAAGCTCCAGGAGCGGCAGCATCAACAGTTGTTTCGAACAAGTCGGTAGCGAACTTGCCACCGCCTGAATAGACTGTCATTCTTCCAGAAGCGAGTGTCTCGTTGAAGAAGTCACTTACTCTGTTTTCTGTCTGTCGTGTTGCACCAGCACCATTGACGATAAGAGAGGCGGCATATGGCGTACCAGATGTCGTGTTGCTCTCAGTATCACCAGCGATACCGATATTAACTGACGTTGCATCTCCAGGAACAGCTTCGCCAAGAGCAGAAAGCTGAGCTACCATACCCTCTAGGAAGTTTGTTCCATCCCAGTCTGCGTCTACAGGATACATATCTGCGACTACATGATAAATTTCGATTAAAGCCATTTTAAATCTCCTTGTTATTTAACATTTTTATCTGTTAAAAAATTTTCCTATAATAACCTAAACTCTTGAGCCTGCTTATTTTTGTGGTCTAGTGAGAACATTCCCTGCAATTGACTCTTTAAGGTCTCTCTTGGAACTGCACTAGCCTCGCTAATAATTACGGGAGACTCCAACCCGTCTGACGCCGCAGTAAGTCCTTTTTTAGTTGCGAACAAACTTTTTTCCAGATCCGAGATTGTTGCGACCTTATACGAACTTAGCTCTTTAATCTTAGTCGCAAGGTCATCTACTGAGATATTCCCTGCTGCTAACATCTTTCCTGCTAATTTCGTTGCCGCTTCAACTTGTTTCTGGCTGGACTCCGCAATCACGGTGCCTTTATCTTGTTCCTGTTTCTCAGGATCATTTGTGTCTGTTTTCATTTTTCCGCCGCCCGCTGGGAACGATGGTTGATCTTTTGGCTCATCTGGCTTGGATTTAAGTGTTTCTTTTTCCTTACCAATAAAACCGCTATCTGACTTAACTTTGCCAGGATCGTCGGCTGTGAATTTATCTTCATCGCCAATTGTGCTATCATCGCTTATCGGCTGAATATCTTTATCATCTGCTACTGGCTTTTTAGGAGCCATTTTCTTTTCCTTCGGAGCGGATGTTTTAGTCTTTTTAATGTCATCAGTAGCTTGAAGAATTCTACCAGCTAAATCTGATATTCTCTCTTTTACGGAAGCAGCTTTATGACCGGCTCCATCGCTACCTGAGCCTTCTTCGCCGCCTGTCATTCTAGTATCTCCATCGGTTAACTCTTTATTATCTTTTTCGCCACCGATAGGAGGACTTCCAGCAGGAATATCTAATTTGTCGCTAGCCTTGGGCTCTTCGTTTCCGATTTTAGCCTTACCTGCGTTATCTGGAACACTCGGTCCACCTTCTGTTAAGGCGTTTTCATTAGCCATAGGTTTTCCATCTTTATATTTTCCTATATCTGGGGAATCCTGAGCATTCTGCTGCTCGGTAGATTTGGCCTGCTTATTAAGAACTGCCAAAACGCCCGTTAAGTCAAGATTTATGCGGCTAGATTGACCGACATAACCAGGTTTCATTTGATTCGCCTCTTTCTCGATATTCTCGATTGTATTTGCCATGCAATCATCATCATTATCATCGTCATCATCACCTTCTTTTTCAACTGGTTCATCTGTTTCTTCTGTATTCATAACACCATCGTTATCATTTTCTTTATCCTCTTCCCTACAAGGACATAAATTTCCTTCTTTATTTTTTTCATTTTCTGTATTTTTTTCTGTCATATACATTTCTTTCTCTTCTGTCTCTTCATCCATTTCTGAGTTTTCCTCTGGAATTTCTACGAAATCATCTTCTTGTCCATCATCTTCCATATCATCTTCTATTGAAGGTTCTGATCCAAGTTCCGTATCAAGAACGTCATCTACAACTTCATCAATCGCTTCAGCGGCATCTCCTGGAACATCAATAGCGACATCAACGTCTGGAACGTCTACCTGATGATGAGCCTCTTCCTCTGGATTCTCTCCATGAGCTATATCTAAAGCCTTATCTATTTGCTCAACAACATCAAGCGGCAACTCAATCGTAACTGTTTCTCCCATCTCGGCATCGGCTCCGAAAGGATCGGCCTCGATGAAATCAACCTCTACTTCTCCGTCTTCGAAATTATCGTCAGTATCAAACTGGTCTGGAAGCATTCCATCTCCATCGTCTCCATCCATACTATCGTTAGATAGTTCAGTTGCCAACATATCATCCATTTGAGCGTACTTGGCTTTCATTGCTGTGCAAATCGTAGAAGCTTGTTTTAGTTCAAAGCCCATACGAACGAAATCTTCTACACATTCAACTGAAGCTTCCTTTTCCATCCAAATATCTGCGACCTTAATAGCTAAACCGTTTGAATAGAAACCAGCATTTTTAAGAGAATTGCATACACAATCATAGATCGGTTTGCCTTCGCATGGTCCGCTTAAGGCAATCGCATTCTCTCCGTATCTATTAGCTAATTTTTGCCTACAGGTCTCAATTGGGAAAATATTTCCATCAATAGCTGCCAATTTGGCTTTATATGCCTTGACAACAGACCCATCCTTAACACTTGCTGTCTTTACCGCCTTTAACAAACCCTTATCCTTCATAGCAATAATGGTCTTGCCCTTATCTTTAATATTAAGGGTATCAAACTCGCTTTCGCTAAGTCCATATTCTTTAAGAGCCTTAACGAATCTGCCCTTTGATCTATTGCAAGATTCGCATCCGGCTGTTACGTCTGGATTCCATGACCATCTAGCATAAACATTCTTGGCATTCTTCTTATCTACTGCATATTCTACGTTATAAGGAACGCCGGTATCTAGGCAAACAAAAGTATTATTTGCGATCTTGAGCGTATTTGTGGTGCCAGTTAATGGGCTAACAGTTCCTATCGAAATTCCCTGATCTGAGGCAATTTTAATCGCTTTTGGATCAATTTTGGTTACAAGGGCAACTCTATCAACATTTATAGAAGCCTTTTTAACCATTCTGCTAGTTGCTATAGACGCAGCCGCTGCCATGGGGGCGGGCTCTTCCGCGATAGGAGCTTCAAAATCTTCTCCCTCCAATCCCATAGGAGTTTCCGACTCTTCTTCCCCGTCATCTTTTTCGCCTGTCAATCCGGCCCACTCAGGAACTCGGATGACAACTTCTACAAGGAATCTAGAACCACAGTTATTACAGCGACCTTCGCCTTTAATAATATCGACATCATTACTCGTGCAAACTGGGCAACGTGATCCTGGAGGAGCTGGCTCTAGAGCTCCAGCTTCATCTTCAAGACCCTCAGACAGATCAGATGCCTCAAAGCTCTCTAATGGAGCCTCTGCCCCACCTGGAGGCTGAGGAAGTGTAGCTCCGGCTCCGGGACCAGCCCCGGCTCCACCCATTCCGGGAGCTTCGGCACCAATGCCAGGACCGCCCTGTCCACCGAACATCTGAGCTTCTTTTACCAATTGCTCTCTAGATAATTTTCTGGAGGCTACTCTAGCAGCATCTTGAATTGAAAATTCATCATCAGCTATCTCGCCTTCGTCAGCAATAGCGTCTAACTCTGTATCGCTTGGCTCAATATAATCTAAAGCCTCTGTAGCAGGAGCATCAACGTCATCGACGATATCAGGATCTTTTAGCCATGTTCCAACTTGAGCAAAAGCTGTTTTTTCTTCCTCTGTTAGCATTGTTACATCTTTAAGTGTAGCTACAACTACGCCATTCTCTTCATCTATGTCAGCATTAATCAATGCTGTAGTAATATCTGGGTCATTAATCTCTTTTTCTGCGACTTTAATAAGAGCATTTAAGAAACTAGCCTTTTTAACGCTATTCTCAGATGGTTCTACACCAATCTCTTTGAGATCAGCATGAACCTGATAAATTCCATCTTCCGGTCTATCTAATTCTCTAATGGCATTTTCCATTTGAGCGGTTTTATCGAGAACTTTCTCCATTTTGGGTTCATCATTAATTTTAGTTTTTACAAGGTTCTCTACCTGAGCCATGCCACTATCGCTATTGGCAACGACTTTAATAGCTGAGATAATATCATCAGCGCTATATCCGCCGATATATCCAGAGGCCGAAGTAATAAGAGCATCAACCGCCGATAGTGTCTTAACAGTTGAAGAAGCTATTTTCGAGAAATATGAATATCTATCTTTCTCGGCAACTCTTTCTGTTGACTTATGGGGCATAGCATTAATTAATGTTAAATACGCAGCCTTATCAAACGTCTTTGTGTTTTGATTGATAAAAGAGGCTGCTCTGACAACTTCTGAGGGCGATTTTCCAAAGAAAGCAATAGTGTCAGCGATAGCGTTCATAGCTATTTTAACAATATCTTTTGTATTTGTAGACGCCCATCTATTAACCAAACCAGTTTTGCCCTCTAATTGCTTTTCAGTAATTACACCCCAGTCGTTAAAAGAGTGATGAGAGGTGAAATCAGCTAACTGCTTCTCTGTTATGCGGTCTTCCTGGCTCTCACTTAAAATAGAACCGACCAAACGACTAGTCTCGTTCCATTGTTTTTCAGTGATTACTTCAGGAAAATCATTCCAACGACTTACGTGGCCTTCAGTTATGCTAGCAAGCTGTTTTTCTGTAATAACATCATGAGATCCAAGACGAGCTTGCGGGCTTGTGCTTGTGGTCACATTCGGATTTGTATTAGAAGTCGGATTGTCTAGCTGCTTTTCTGTAATAACAGCAGGAGCATCATCCCACTTTTTCCCAGCACCCTCGGCGCTATCTAACTGTTTTTCTGTGATAACAGAAGTGTCGTGAGATGCGACTTTCTCATTATCATCTACATTGCTATTCTTAGTTGCCATTCTTGACTCCTTAATATTGTCTGTATCTTTATTATTATCGATAAATTTATCTAGCGACACAGCTAGAGTTTGCAGCCTGTTCTTGAAATTTCCAAATACTGTTAGAAAATCCTCTTTTTTTTCTTGATTATTTTCTGGATTTGAAGAAGTTTTTGGTAATGTTACAGATCCTATATCTCCTATAGGCTCTTGGATAGCTCCGCTATTGCCAGATGGCATAGGTGTTTTTTCTACTGGTGGGGCTGTTGGAGGAACAATCGTAGCTTCCGGCAAGCCTCCTGTTAATTCGGATCCGGTATCGCTTGCCATAATTTCTGGAGATGGTAGTTGAGCATAACCCATTTCTATCAATTCGTCCAATATCCCCTGCACACTTGCCATAGCCTCTACTAAATCGCTAACATATTCCATAGAAACAAATTGTTTCTGGCTCATCATACTCTTAGCAACCTTTTCTATTTTACTCATTGCTTCAGCAAGATATTCCAGTTCTTTTCTGCCCGCGACTTTTGATAAACCACAACTATCTTCTTGTACGTCGCCATTCCCAAGTTTAGTAACCGACTCTCTAAGACACGCAACTTTTTTATTTAATTCTGATACATTAAAAATTTCATGCACTAAACAGGAATGACAAGCGGGATTAACTACAAAAGAGTCTTCAATAAATTTAACACCATAGTTATGTTCATAAATTTGAGCGTCTTTATGAACTAATTCTTTGGCTTCTGAGCCTTTACTGCCACAGATAGGACATGTATCTTGAGATTTTTCTTTACTTTTGTGATATTGGCATTTTATTGTACCGCTGAACTTTTTATTTTTTCTATGTTGAACATGATCACAATAATCATCAGCAACGGCAGAGGAATTATGACATATAGAGCACAAAGAATGGTGTACCGAACAATTATGCGTAGCTATGTCGTTAATTATATAACTGTGATCGCTATTATTGTCTTCTAATTTTCCAACTTGGACATAATATGTTGTTTCTTCATTGGGTATGATCTCTACATTTTTAATTTTATGAGCCATATAGCAGTCATATAAAAATGAATCTGATTTAATTCTAATAGCTTTTAAATTGGTGTGTGCTTTAGAACTATATTTATTAAGAACAGCACTAATCCCATTTGTCATATATAACATATACTCAACATATTGTGTGCTTTGATCCATAACCGTAGAACTAGAAGCCGTTCTTTCATGTTTAGATAAACAGGCAGAAACGCCAAGTCTCATACATATAATACGCATTCCAGAAAGAAGATCAACTGATGCAGAAGATGCTTGCATGGCTCCTTGCCCAAAAGACTGTCCATCTTTTGTAGTTCTTTTTTTTACAGAACATCCATCTCCGTCCAGATACGCTCCGAGTATTAGTTTTTGTTGATTTTTCGGAAGAGATAATACATCGTTATGAAGCTTTTTCTCACGACTTCCTCTACCTACATATTTGTCACACAATTCAGCTAATTTTTCATTCCATGTAACAACATATAAACCATTTCTTTCTAATTTCTCATCTATTCTTACTTTTGAATCAGGAAAGTTAGTTTTAAGAACATTCAACAATTTAATATAATGTTGACTTTCTTTATCTTGCATTCCGAGACAAAATCCTACACTTTTTTCGTTTATATATCCTTCAGCAGCATATATCCCCAGCAAAAAAGCGATATCATCATTAATTTCATCTACTATTATTTCTTTTTGAGGAACATATTCAAGTACATAGTCTCCGGGTTTAATTGATCTAGATTCAATAAATGATGGTTTTATTTCATCTCTAATTTCATTTGGAGTTTTTCTGTATAGTTTTTTAGATTTGTTAGTATAGTATATATCTTCTGATTTAATTGCTAATAATGGATGTTCATGACTTAAAGCTAATCCTTTTGTATTCCCATTCCATTTGACAAGATATAATTCATCGTGTTCTTGGGTTTTACAGACAGCTTCAATTTGTTCTTTTTTGCCTGTATGAGTTAGTACTGTATCTCCTTTTTTAAGATCTTTAACTTCTTTCTTTGATCCATCTCCCATTAATACGAGGTCGTTTCCACGAGTTGCGCCCATGCTGGTCCCCACAATATATTTTTCCTCTATACCTCTAGCTAATTTTGGATAGGCAATCCTATCTACCATAGCCACAATAAAAATTCCACCAGCATCGTCATCATACCAAGCATGTACACATTTACCGCGAGCTTTTTCTATATCATCATTTTGATGATTACAAAAAATTGGAACTCCGATAAATGAGTTAGCGGCTTTTTTTAATTCTGGACCACTAAAACAATCACCATTATCGTTAATCTCGTCCTTTTTTATAGCAAAGATTTTAACGAATAGATGATCTGGATTATCTTTAATCGCCGCAGAAATATCGAATCCATTTAAATCCGTATCTTTTTTGATGGATGCGGTCTTAATAATACTCATATTAAATTCTTTCCAATCCGGAGAATTTAAGGCTTCTATGGGAAATGGATTATGAGTTCCAGCTCTTTTTGTTATTGCCATTTTTATAATTCCTAACAATTATATACTTTTATTAAAGTATTGTATTATCGATAAAAATCCTTTATTAAATATCAAAGTCTTTCGGGTTTGTTGCAAAGATGTTTTCAATTGCTCCCCCTACTTCTTTAATAATCAGCATTTTCTCTTCTCCGATATCACAATTCTCTTCTTTAAAATGGACCCCGAGATACCCTATAAGACGTTCTCCAATAAGTAATCTATATTTACCGAAAGTTTTAATTCCTAAACTTGACAAGTGATTATAAAGGAATCCGCCATTCAAAAGACCTTTAGAGCATTTCATAACCGGTCTATTTGTTTTCTTAGATTGAGAGACTATCTCCATCGCTCCCGGTATCAGTGAAGTTAAAATGTTTTGACAAGATATAAATTCATGAGAAACTCCCTGCATGCAAGTTTCATGAGTTTTAGAAACCTTTTTTATAGCAGTTCCATCAAAATATTCCTCACCATTATGAAATTTAGAGATATAAACTCTTTCTGCCCCAATCTTAACGCGTAATTCCGCCAGCTTATCTTGTATTTTAATATCTCTCGCTAGCGTATCTAGCGGGTTATAGTTCTTCTGGAATTTTTTTCCATATTTGTCACTTAATTTCTCCTTTATTTTAGGCAAGATGGATAAGATAACCCCACCGATAAAGGCCCCTGCGATAATCGCTATAAATATAAAAGTTTGAAGCTCCATTATTTTTTCCTTATTCTAACAAATTAATAAATTACTAAGCTTTGATGCGTCTTGGAATCTTTTTATTTGCTAAATCGGCAAGAGTCATATTAGTCTGGTGAGGAGGAAACTGCACCCCCCACATCTGGCTTGCATGCCTCAAAGCAGATAGCAAACTTGGAAAATACTTTCCACTTGGAGCATAAACTTTTTTACGTTCGTGTTTAGGAGGTAATTTTTTAATTCCAGCAAAGAATGCTACTTCTCCATATTTTTTCTTGGCCGGTCCAACAACTACAAAATAATCAGAATTTGTAGTGTAATCGTGCCCCTCCCATCTTCGATAAGCTCCCTCTCCTATATCTTTGTCAAATCTTTTTTTAAGGGGAAGAGATTTTTCTGAGTAATGTTCTTTCCACCTTATACCCCTATCTCTAATTCTTTTTCTTTTATTAGTAGATAAGTATGTGGCGTATTTACATAGATTATAAAAAGATCTTATCATTTTATTGCCCAATTAGATATAAACAACCTAAGTCGTCCTCTAATACTATTTTATTATAAACTATATTATCCTTTGACAAATTCTCAAATGTTAATATATTCGCTATTTTTTCTAATGGGTCTCCAGAAGATTTTTTATTGAATCTCTTTTTCTGATCGGCAGAAGCAGCAGCGATTTGTTGGTCTATAATACTTTTAATGGCATCGGGTTGCTGCTGGATCGCGTCTTCTTTGAATCTTAAAATTCTCCAACCAATATTAGCTAATTTCTGATCCCTCTGGTTATCTCTTATCTTAGAATCTACGTTCTCATGCCAGGCTTTTCCATCCGCCTCAATCCCGACTCCAAGAGCAGGGTAAGCAAAGTCCATAACGAATGGCTGGTTCTCTCCTGTCGGCTGTACTGCATACTGTAAATATAGTTGCTGGGAAATATCTACTCCCTGTATTATTTTATATAATTTTTGCTCTAAAGTCGTTAACTTGATAAAGCGAGGAGCAGCAGGCTTCATCTGTTCATCTAATTTCTTGCCACCATGTCCCTTTTTTCCTACTTTAAAGTTAGAAGGGAGAGCTCCTGCACTCGGACCCATACCACCGGCTGCACCTGGAGCCATTGGAGCCCCGCCAGCACCTCCCGGCATCCCGCCCTCCATACCTCCTGGCATGCCGCCCGGCATACCGCCCGGCATACCGCCCATATCAGCCCCACCAAGACCTTCTGGCATCGGAGGAGCGCCACCGAGACCGCCCAGATCTCCCATGCCACCCATACCCGGCATACCGCCGCCACCTGGCATTTGCCCTTGCGGTCCTGCGACAACTTGCTCTTCTCGCAATCTTTCGACTTCTTGATCATAATCAACATCAAATTCTTGCAATAGTTTTTGGCTACTAATCAGTTGCTTATCATGTAGCTGCATCATCAGTTGTAAGTGCCCACTTTTGTCTCTAAGATTCAAATCTTCCCATTTCAGTTTGGGATATAGAAACTCTGTTTCGCCTAACTCTTCTGAATCTTTCTCATTAATGAATCCCTGCATCATAGCAACAGGAAGGAAAATGTGATTTTCAACCCATTCTGCTAAAGTGGTTCGCCAACTCTCTAATCTCCGAATCATCGTTTCAACGCCGACTTGGGCAGAAGAATAACTATTTCCCTGTATTGTTATTTTACCATTTCTCTTTGTTACGAAAAGCCCATGTGGAACTTCGAAACAATAAACCTTGCCAGAATAATCTATTTGTGAGATTTCATCTAAAGTTAAATTTATCATTTCAATATTCTGACAATTGCCATCAAAACCATTTGTAATTCCAAGTATCTTCGCTCGTCTTCTAACATCTTGAGCATCTACAAATCTAAAACCATCGTGTTCCCGAGGCTGTATCCACATTCTATGGTTAGGAGTAGTTAAAATATCAATTTTATCAGTTTTAAATTTTATCATTTTTCCAGAATAGTCATATACGTTTTTATTGATAAAATTATGATATTCTAACATTTTTGTTTCAGGATTATAACAAGCGATTTTATCATTTT